AATTTTCAGCGATACGTAGTATTGCGGCTCGGAAAATTCCCTAATAAGCTACGGTATTTTCTCCGTAAATACCCTGCGGCGTACCGTCCGTCTGCCTTTCTGCGGTGGCTGTCCCTGCCGTCTGCTTACCCATATAACCCCACCCTTATTTTTTTCCTTTCGGTCGGTGGGTGGCGGGGCGGTCGTTTCCGTTTTCAAAGGCTCTTTTGCATGGGGCGGTCGGATACAAGGTTTTCCCGATAAATACGCTCGCAGCGAAGCGAGAGGAAGATTTATCGGGAAACGGCGCAGCCGCCTGACCTTTTAGCCGACATAAAGCCCCGTGCTTGCTTTGCCTTTGTAAACGGAAATGATTGCTCCGCTTTCCTCTGAAAAGAGGAATAGAACCTGCAATATATATCACCATAGTGATATGTTTGCATGTTGGTATGTTGATATATCATCATGCTTTCCAGCGGCTGTTGGGCTTGCCGTCCGAAACAACCGACACGAATACCGTCGTATTCTCTTTTCGCCCGTGTATAATCCTTTCCAATAATGCCCTGCGGACTTTCGCCGCCCCGAACGATTCGACACGGAAAGCAAGGGCGGCTATCGTTTCGAGGTTGTAAACCTCCGCGCTGTATCTATCCGATATGCGGATAATGCGCTTTATATCATATATACTCAAAACTCCGCTTTTGCAGAGTGCCTTTATCCCTGCTCGAACCGTCGGGGCGATAACCCCGAACAGTTCGCAGATTTCCCACTCGGTCATGGCGGTTGCACCTATATCGCTCGGCAGGAAGATATTGCCCTGCCCGTCCATCGTGATAATATTCCTTTCTTCTTTCATCGGTATTCTGTTTTTAATTAGATGGCTCGGCAGATATTCTTCTCCATATCCTCCAACTTGTGCGACAGGGTTTCCATGTCTTGGCTTATCTTTTGGGCGGTGATTTTGGCGTAAATTTGGGTGGTTTTTATGTTCGTGTGTCCCAAAAGACGGCTCACCGTTTCGATGGGTACGCCGTGCGACAGAAGTACAGTCGTGGCGTTCGTGTGGCGTGCAACGTGATAGGTCAAACGCACCTTGAAGCCGCATTGTCTGCCTATATCTTTGAGTATTTTGTTACAACTGCCGTTACTCGGAACGGGGAAAACATGACCGTTCCGAGCCAGCCCCTTGTATTTCTCTATGATACGTTTGGGAACGTCCAAAAGACGGATGTTCGATTCGGTGTTGGTCTTCTTTCTTCGGGTGATTATCCAAAGATTGCCGTCGAAGAATGTTTGCAGGCGGTCGGTGGTGAGGTTCTTCACGTCTGAATACGCCAAACCCGTGAAAACAGAAAAGACGAACAAGTCCCGTACAAGTTCATGGGTGGCGTTCTTCATGGGTGCGTCCATGAGCGTCTGTATTTCCGTTTGGGTGAGGTAGCCCCTGTCCACGCTTTCGGGAGAGTTGATATATCCGGCAAAGGGATTGAACGGCAAACGCCCGTCGTTCCTCGCAATGGAAACGATGTGTTTCAACACAATCATGTAGCCCCACACGGTATTGGTGCGACATTTCTTCTCCGCGCGCAAAAAATACTCGAAATCGTTGATGAACGTGAGGTTAAGTTCCTTTAACGGAATATCCTCACGTTTGTAGGTATGAGGCAAAAACTCCCGAATATGGTTGCAGACCGTCCGATAACGGGTAAATGTACCCTGCGCCCTGCTGTGCCCGACTTTCTTCTCAAATTCGGCGTTGTGCTGCTCGAACAGCTTCAGCAAAGTTTCCTGCTTGATGCCGATACCGAGATAGGCGTCTTTGAGTTTGGCGGCGGTAACATAACCGTCCGTCTGCATCAGTTCTTGGTAGCGGCGGTTTACCTCCACACGGATTTTATCTACCGCAAGATTGATTCTCTGCGCTTCGATGCTCTTGCCCGAAGCACGGTTGTTCTTCACGTCCCACAAGCGTGGGGGAACGTCCATCTTGCAACTGAACTGTTTAATTTCGCCGTCCACCGTGATACGGCACATTAAAGGCAGGTTGCCGTTCGGCTTCTCGCTGCCTTTCTTCACGTAAAATAACACCTTGAATGTACTACGCATAACTCACTCCTTTTTTTGGTTACAAAATTAGTTATTAGTGAGTTACCGACAGCTATGTAAATCGACGCAAAACGCAGAAACAGAACATTTTAGCAAGGAATATGCACCCGTTACGGGAGTAACGAGGTGGTAACTGAACTTCTGCACTGTTTGGCTTCGAGGTGGTATTTCGTTGGCTCTGCCCCATAGAAAAACAAAGCGTAACGAACGCTCTATCAGCTAATTCACTACGCTTTGCCCAAATTTACTTTTTCGCTATGTGTTTATTTTAAGACCACAAAGACGGACATAGTCAATAAGATGACTAAGAGCCGTATCATGTTCCGGGGTATCAAGACTTCTTCCGGGAACCAGACAGCAAAACTGAAATCCATTCAAGGCATTACGACTTTCGTCTGCGATGAAGCGGAAGAGTGGACAAGCGAAGATGAGTTCGATAAAATAATGCTCTCCATTCGCAAGAAGGGTATTCAGAACCGGATTATCATTATAATGAATCCGTGCGATTCCAATCACTTCATCTACAAAAAATACATTGAGAAAACTCACAAGCTGGTAGAGATTGACGGTGTGCAGGTTCAGATTTCCACTCATCCGAATGTACTTCATATCCATACCACGTATTTTGATAACTTGGAGAATCTTTCCCCGGAGTTTCTGAAAGAGGTGGAGGATATGAAGGTAAATAATCCCGAAAAATATGCTCATGTGGTTATCGGCCGCTGGGCTGACGTTGCTGAAGGTGCAGTGTTCAAGAAGTGGGGAATTGTTGACGAGTTCCCGGCTTGGGCAAAGAAAATTGCTTTCGGGCAAGACTTCGGTTATACGCATGACCCGTCTGCTTCCATTCGTTGTGGTATCGTTGATAACGCCCTTTACTTGGATGAAGTGGATTACCGTACTGGATTGCTTTCTTCTGACATCATCAAGACTCTTCGCCCGTGGGGATTGAAAGTCATTGCTGACAGCGCAGATCCACGTTTGATTCAAGAGATACACAACGGAGGAATCAAGATATATGCCGTAGAGAAAGGTGCAGGCTCTATCAATGCCGGAATTGACAAAATGAAAGATATGGAGATTTATATAACCAAACGCTCGTACAACTTACAAAGCGAGTTCAGAAAGTATGTTTGGGCAAAGGATAAGGACGGGAACTATATCAACGAACCGGAAGACCATGACAATCACGGAATAGATGCTGTACGTTACTATGTATTGGGTGAGCTTCTTGGTAAGATTCAGAAGCCGAAAGATTTAACAGGAATATTCACACACTAAAAATATAAGCTATGCCATTGAATTTAGAAGAAATATTAGCATTGCCCGATATCGGGCAGAAGATAAACTATCTGAAGAAAGGTAGGAAAACTGAACTTCCCGACCGTTGCAAACTTTGGGATGATTGGAATCCGGAACGCCATGAAATCATGGTTGACGAAAAGAAATATCCGGACAGAAAGGTTCTTGAAAAAGAAGCAGAGAAGCACTTCGATGAAAAAACGGGTAAGACTTATGAAATCGAAGCAAAGTATAAGACTGAACCGGTGAACCGTATCTCCATTCCATTGGAACAGGATATAGTGAACATTCAAACTGCTTTCACGGTCGGCACAGAACCGTCTATGGATTGCACTCCAACTGATGATGATGAAAAGAAGCTACTGGATGCGGTAAAGGCTGTATTTAAATCCAACAAAATCAAATATCAGAACAAGAAGGTTGTCCGTGCCTGGCTCTCCGAACAAGAAGCGGCAGAATATTGGTATGTTACCGATGATGATTCGTTTTGGGCGAAGTTCTGGAAAAAAGTAAAGACTACATTCGGAGGCAAGGTAAAACCTACCAAGAAGCTGAAAAGCGTATTATGGTCTCCGTTCCGTGGGGATAAGCTTTATCCGTTCTTCAATGATGAAGGTAAGATGATTGCTTTCTCACGTGAGTACAAGAAGAAGCTCATGGATGATTCGGAGATAACTTGCTTTATGACTATCACTGATAAGATGGTCTATCAGTGGGATTTATCTAAAGGGTATGAAGAAAGAACGCCTTTTACTCATGGATTCCCCAAATTACCGGTTCTCTATGCCTACCGTCCTGAACCTTATTGCAAAAAGATAAAGACTTTTCGGGTTCGGTTGGAGAAATTATTATCCAATTATGCAGATTGCATCGATTATCATTTCTTCCCTTTATTGAAACTTATCGGTGACGTGGAGGGTTTCATGGGTAAGGTTAAGGACAGAATGGTCAAACTTACAGGTGAAGGTGCGGATGCTCAATATCTGACGTGGAATCAGGTGCCAGATACGGTACGTTTTGAAGCAGAAACACTCACTAATATGGCTTATGATATGTCAAACACTCCAAGAATATCATTTGAAACGTTGAAGGGGGTAGGCAAAGCATCAGGAACCGCTTTCCGCTTTATGTTCATGGGTGCACATATGGCGGTAGAAAATCACGGTGAGGTTATCGGTGAGTTCTTGCAGCGGAGAGTAAATTTCATTGTTTCCGCTTTAGGCTCTATCAATCCAACCGAGTTTAGCAAGGCATCGCAGACCATTGACATAGAAACAGAACTGGTTCCATATATGATTGATGATTTGAATGATAAGGTGACTACTGCCGTTTCCGCTGTCAGTGGTGGCATTTGGTCCACACGTGAAGGTATCATGTTTGCCGGGAATGCTGATAGGGTAGAAGAGGAGCTTGCAGAAATCAAGGAGGAGCAAGCGGCAAAGAATGAGCAAATCGGAAATAAGGGACAGAAAAATGCCTCTTAGTCAGAAAAATTATAGGGATTATAATTTTAGTACAAGAAAAATAGAATATTTTGCGGCAACATCAAAGAATTGCCGCTAATTTTTTGCTTGAATAGTTGTAGGTAATTAAATAATTACCTATATTTGTAGGGTAATCAATAGAGAAAGGTATGCCAACGATATTTATTTTATTTGGTTTTCGTTTTATGTTTTACGCTAATGACCATGAGCCTATACATGTTCATGTAATCAAAGGGGATGTAAGTGCTAAATTCACTTTATTTCCAGTTACATTAATCAAAAATAATGGCTTGAAGTCATCTGAACTGAAACTTGTAGAATCAGTTATAGAAGAAAATCAAGAAGTAATAGCAGAGCATTGGAATAAATTTTTTAATAAATCAAAATAAGTGGTTATGGAAAATATCATAGTTGAAAAGGTATGGTTGACTGATACGGAGGTATGGATACGTACCACTGACGGGAAGGAGGCATGTGAGAAGTTTTCAGATTTCCAAAGGCTGAAATGGGCTACTCCTGCGCAGCGCGCAAATTTCACAACGAGCCATGACGGAATACATTGGAGAGAGCTTGATGAAGATTTGAGTTTTGAGGGATTCTTTCGGGAAAGGAAATCTAATCCTCTTTATGATTTATTTATAGCTCATCCTGAATTGAATGCTGCTGCCATAGCACGACGTTTAGGTATTTCTCAGAGTTTGTTTGCTCAATATGTAAGCGGAACAAAGAAGCCGTCTAAGAAACGTTTTGAAGATATTATAGAAACAATACGTTCAGTAGGGCGTGAATTAATGGCTGTACCGGCATAAGTTACAATACTTTATTTAGGCGTGATTCCATTCGGTTTCACGCCTTTTTTATACCATTTTACGACAATCGTTTCATTGTCGTGTATCACCTATCTGATAATTTTTCACATAGCTTATTAATGCCGAAATTTACCGTAGAAATTTATAAATCAAATTCATACGGTATGACAATCTTAGAACAAATCTTGGCAGGGCTGCAACAGAAGTTTACTGGGGTGGACACTGCTATCTTAACCCGAATTGCCACTAAGAAGGCAGAGGGTGTAACGGACGAGACAAAGGTAAACTCCATTGTTGAGGGTATCAGCTTCTCGGACGTGCTAAATTCCTATGGTGATTTCCGTGCCGGGGATGCTTCCAAGACCGCAGTTTCCAACTACGAGAAGAAACATAACCTTAAAGACGGTAAGTCAATTGAGAATCCCAATCCTAACCCTAATCCGAAGCTGGAAGATAAGACGGACGACATGGCGGCTATTATTGCTAACGCAGTGAGTGCAGCCGTTAAACCTCTTTCTGATAAGCTCGCTCAATTCGAGACAGAGAAGTTACAAGCTACCCGGCAGGAGCAGATTATGGCAAAGGCAAAGGAGTATGGTATTCCCGAAAACTACGCCAAACGATGCGCCATCAAGGACGATGAGGACTTGGACGCATATTTCAAGGACTTGAAGCAGGAGTTCGCAAATGACGGCTTCAAGGGCGTAACCCCTCCCGAAACGGCAGAAGAGAAGATTGAGAAAGAATCTGAATCTATCGCTAAGATGATTGACGAGGGAACGAAAACTATTGTTGAACAAAACAAGAATTAATTATGTCAGCAGGATTTAAGTATGATTTAGTTCCGCCCGTTGAGCAAGAGGAACGCTACGATGTCCAGACCGGTATTCGTAGACGTGGCCCGTTCAAACTCGACACGCAGAACCTGGTAGTGGGAAGTTTTCTTCCCGGATTTACACCGATTTGTGCGGACTTGAAAAATAAGTTCGCATACACGGTAATCAATGTGAGAGTAGTAGAAGCATACGCAACCAGTGACACGGCGTTATCTATCAAGGTAGAAAAGAACTCCCTTGCATACGTTGGCATGTTTCTCGGAAGCGGTACGAAAGGCGCGGAAGTTTCGGCTATCGACAAGACAAATGCAAATTATGATGTCTTGACAATCAAGGCTGCTTTTGGTGAGAATATCGCCAAAGATGCTGTATTATTCAATGCGGTTGCAGTTGATGGTTTAAAGCAAAAGTATGTGGCTAATTCGGCTCTGTTTAACCGTACAAAGGTTGAGGACGGAATCACATTGGTTTCATTGCTTCGTACAGCCGCAGAA